GTAATACACTGCCTTGTGTCTCCGCACCCTTGCGATCCTTCGTATATCCTGCTTTTACTGCTGCTTCAGTCGCGGTTTGTCCTTTGAAGTACTCTTTACAAAATTTCTTTTGTTTAGAGTTGAGTGGCTGCCAAATCTTACCACTATCGTCAACAAATCCTTTACCGTCTTCTGTTGGCATTAATGACGTGTACGTCAGCTGTTTCATTCTACCTCCGAGCTTCGCATAAAGTTATTACAATCATATTAGTTTTATTATCAAATAAATAGTTTTCTCATGCCCTCTAGGTAATCTTACCATAGTTTCTAATAGAGTAATAGAATTCTATTAGTTTTGCAGAACCAAAAAATAGAGTAACCAAGAGACTTACAGAACGAATCTATTAGTTTATTAGAGATATTAGTACATTTGAAAAACTTTTTTCAAAAACTTTTTTAATTTTGAGAATAACAATACACATAGATTAATAGAATGTGATAGACATAAAAAACCCCCGACCAACGCACCGCTGACCGAGGGTAAAGATTAGTTAATAATAACAGAAAGGATTTATCTCGACTGGATGCCATAAGTAATTAAAGATATCATTAACACTAATAAACTCATGGAGCCTAAAACCTAGATCATCTCGAATCCAACGAACAGTAATATTACAATCACCATCTTGATTACCTTCATAGAGCACTACAGCGTGAGTCACTTCTGAACGCATACGGTTAGATAAACTATAAGAATCACTATAATAATCATTAGGAAAATAATCATACTGAGAACCACCGCTTTTTTCAGGCTTAGGAGTATACTTTTTAAGAGTTTCATACAAACCAGTGTTTGGACCAGTTAGACAAGTAGTAGGTATAAACAAAGCATTACGATTATCAGTTTCTTGATGACCAAGGCTTAAGAACATAGGACCATCACTGAACTTTTGAGGGATATCAAACTTACCCGTAGATTCATAGTAAGACTTAGAATCATAATTCTTATCATACAACTTAGATGGACAAAAGTTCAAGGAAGCATTATATAGATAAGGTTCGAACAAATCTATAGCATTGAACGATTCAGCAGAGTAACAAACTAACCAGTAACTTACGAATTCATTATGGTTCTTTCTAATAGCCTCAACTAATGCATTACTATGATTCACCTTTTCTTTCAAAGCTGCAGTCAACTTAGTGTTTACATTTATTTTATTTTTCATTTTCTTTCTCCTTTCTTTGTAGTTAAAATCGCTAAAACCTTTTTAGCGTATAGGTATATTATAACCGCGATTTTACACGCGATAAAAGCAGTATTAGAGCTTTTGATTCGCCCGACTGTTAACAACCGAACATAAAAAACCCCCGCATAAGCGAGGGCAAAGCCTGAGGGAGTCAAGCCTTAATTACTGAATTGAAAGTATTCCGATAGAGCACTTGCACCCATCGAACCATTACAACTCAAAACTACAGTAGATTGACATTTACCGTCATCGAGCATCTTCATATTGACGCCAATAGAGTTGTAACCACTATCAGGTAAATCAGTGAGCCACGAAGAATCGTAGACGGTGTGGAATTTCATATCCTGCATTTCCGTCTCGATCTGCTGTTGGTAGACATTACCGTCATCGTAATGTATCTCGTCGAAGAACCATTTGACTCGCGTTACTCCTTTTAATAGATCGTCCATTATATCAATCAGTCGATCTTGCTCTTTACCTTTAGTGGTAGCTGTGGAACTTTTCCTACTAACTGTTTCTCTGATCCCCTCGTGTACATGATGTAATGATATAACCTGCCATCCATCTTGGTACGTGAGGGTTTGACCTGAGTCCTTAATAGTTATTAATGGACCGTTCATTATGCCCACGCTGATTCGTAATTAGGAAATCCATCGTATGACAGATCCTCTATTTTATCAGTCGAATCTTCTAGTATCGTAGATTGATAATCTTCGTTCCTAGCTTCTAACTTCATCTCTGCAATGGCTAGCTTGTAGCCTTTGTAGTAATCGTTGACATACTTTCCGAAGTAAGTCGCTGTTACTCGATGACTCGATGCGTCACAAGGTAAACCTGTTTTCGCATCATTAATGCCTTGGTTTTGAGCGGCAATCTGCTCTTTGGTGAAAATTTCCATTTTCTTTCTCCTTTCTTAGTTAGCGGGAGTCTTTTTCTGTAGGTAGACTCCCTGTTTTTAAATAACCTAGCAGTTCTGGTTTGCTACTCCTTGTTAATCAATCAATGTAGTTATTAATTTTTAACTATATATAGTATAGCTAAGAATTAGCGGAAATAAAGCAGTAATAGAGTTACCTCCCAATAGTCTCTAAATCGTTTTCAGTTATATATTGATAAGCTCCTTTGTTATACGCTGGAGCAATCTGTTTTTTACGCTGTTCAGCTAACTCATTGGCTGCGGCTTCACCACAACCTAAACAAGTCATATAGCCAAGGCTTCTACGTCCTTGGCTAATAGGTTCGTCACATAGAGTACAGTCGGTCATAATCCTAACTGTTTTAAATTACGGTCAACGATCGGTCTGTGATCTTCTGGAATAAAATCCCATAACTCATCAGTGATCATCATTAATAACTCTTGCAACTTATCTTTATCGGGACAAGCTGGACAATAAGGATATTCGATAGAGTGATTATCTCCGAATACTGTACTTTTACAATTAGTACATAATAAAGTTGGTTCACTCATGCTTCTTTCCTCTTAAACAATGGTTTAGCGGCAACAAACTCGGTGTTTTCAATACCGTGTTTTAATACTGCGTTCACAATCATATTCTGCTGGAATGCACACGCCATATGCATATACATCTGTACCTCATTGGAATGAAGTGCAATGTAATTATTCAAATCTTCCGAACTTTCGTAAGTATGGAATAAATTCGATTCGTGAATCGAAAGGGTTTTCTTAGTTTGATCGGTCATATCTTTCTCCTATAATTTTTTAACCTATATATAGTATAAAGCCGAGTATAGCGAATTAAAGCAGCTTTGCACTACCACCAGCACAGCATTACCGCACCACGCTCACTCGCACAGCGTAATAACAATTCTAAGTCTTTGACTTCTTGATAATTATATTCATACGGTGATCCGTAATGATGTGTTTGATAAATAATAGTTTCAGGTAATAGAGTAGTTTTACCATCATCAATGAGTAGATCTTGTTCTTTAGCATCTGATTCGACTGCATGTAATAGATCAGCTAGAGCTTGAGCTTGTTCTTTTAACCATTCAGGTAAAACTCCAAAACTATCTTCAGGCATATGCCATATACCGTCATCTCCCATCAACTCATCCATTAAAGGCTCGTACCATTTACCTCGGAACGATCCGTCGGCACCGTGACCGCTCATCATCCCACCGCATAAATTAATATCTTTTATACGTGGATCATCTTCAGCTGTAAAAGGTTTCTCACGGTCATTACTGTGAACAATATAACAATCTAATCCCATAATTATTCCTCCGTTGGATCCCAGTTTTCGTTATCAAATATTTCAGTATTTAATGCTTTAGGGCTCATCTCACCATTAGCAATCAACTTAATAATCTCGACATAATCGATATTTTCGGTTTCTACCCAAAACTTGACCTGTTCTTCACTTAGTTGCGGTACAAATCTCATCAACTGAAATAACATCTAGATTTGTATGGTGTGCATCTTGTGAATTAACACCAGAACTTCTAGCTTGTTCTGCTGCATCTGCTACATTATCAGCATCTATATCTAAATAGTGAGTTTCAATTACCTCTAGCTTTACTTTATATTTCATTGTGCGTACACATCCACGTCAGCTCGGAAATCTGTATTTCTAATTTCCGCTGAGACAATTTCTTCAACACGTTCTTCAGTCCACATAGCACCCTCTACTGCATCGATACGAGCAGTTAACTCGGATAATACGTTCAACACATGTTGCTCTGCTCCTTTCGATAAATCAGCAGGATCGATTATTCGAGGTTGTAAGCCATCTAAGACATCGGTAATCTCATGTAATGATCTGATCAAGTCTGAGTTGAAGTCGTTTGCATAAGACTGTTCTAAAAGACTGACGTTAGTTTTAAGGTCAGCCACCTGTTTTTGGATTTTTTCAATATCCATATCTTTCTCCTTTCTTAATGTTATTAAACCATTTAATAACTAATACAAGTATGCCTAAGAGTACCGCGAAGTAAAGCAGTACTAGAAGGCAAGATTGGGTTTGAAACCAAGTACATCCCGCCTATGGTTAAGTTAATACACTGCCTGATTTGATAGGTCGTGTGTTGTTTTTGTGGCAACAACTTTTTACACTTCACACTACAAGTCATGTGTAAGGCTTTTCAGAACACAAAATACATTCACTCCACATAGTCGCATGTATTTCTTTCTGGTTTCAAATTTAAACATTATCAATTTTCGTCTTTTTTCCATAATCCGTCTTCCAATCGACCTGTACGACCAGATATCTCTTTGTAAGCCGCTTCCATGCACTCCTCGAATGTAAAGCCGCTTTGTTCAGCTAAAACGATCAAACAAACAGCACAATCTCCTATGCCGTCTTTTAAACCGTCTTGATCACCGTAGGCGAGTGCTTTAGCTGTTTCACCGACTTCTTCTACTAACTTCAACATTTGTTTTTCTGGTTGTATATCGGTATTAAATCCTCGTTCATAGAGTAGACCACGTATTTCAGCCCAATCGATAATATCGTTTATTACTCTCATATTGAAGGCTCCTGTAATGGTTGTGGGGGTAAAGTTAAATCGAAAGATAATTCTTTTTTATCCATTAATCTACGTAAAGCTTCATGAACGTGAAACATCTCGATTCGACCGTTTTCGCCCTCTGGCATCTTAAATGCTATTTTAATAGTAGCAATCGGATAATCCTGTGATTCGTCCGTATGCGAGATCCTATAACCTACAGCACCCATCATATTGAAATCACTCATCTTTGCCACTCAAATCTGTTGTAACCATTCGACCGCTTTTGTATTTAAGTTGACGGTAATGCGTTGTTGGACTTTTTTGATAATAATATGAAAGTAATTTGTTATTATCTTCTTCTTGTGCAAGTTTTTCGCGTTGTTGCTCAACGACTGCCTTATGTTGTGTCATAAGTCCTCCTTATAATCGAAACCTTCTAACATAGCATCGGTTATTTTGTCATAATCGATAACGTCATCGGCTTCTAATGTATGAAATAACAATCCCATAGATCTTTCTAACCTATTACGATCAATACGTGCTAAATATTCTTCAGACGTTTGATCAGCAATATAAGGCTCTAAAGCTATAGCGATCGTCGCAACAGCTCGTTCTATAGGATTTAAATCAAACTTAGGTTTAGCTTTTCGTGGCATCGTCGCCTTCTTTTTTCAAACGGTTAATCATCGTATCGAAGATATCGTTAATTGCAACAGGTTCTTTTGTTTTGACCACGTTAGCTTCGACCTCGAGTTTTTTAATACGTTGCATCAACATTTTATTCACATCGAGTTGAGATTGCATAAACTCCTGTGTTTTACGTTGCGTATCAACTAATAAATCGAGACTACGTGTAAGCGTATCGATCATTTGCATTATTTCTTTATCCATCTATTTCTCCTTTCTTATTAATAAACTGTTAAAAATCGAGGGAACAATGTGCATCGCAGGTGCGACCTGCTTTGACTATTTGATTACACACGCTAGTCAGGATTTTTCTGGTGTAACCCTCTATCCACATGGAACTGTAAAAAGTGTGGCGATGAGAGGAACTCGGTTTCCACATATACCTCCGTTCATCCTAACCGACTCGAAAGTACAGGCTTTTACAAGGATCGGGACATCACCACGGTTTTGTGCCAGAGAGATGAGCGGTCTAACTAAAAAATCCCGCTCGGTATCATTAATTAATGGAGATCTTATGAATCTCTCTGGACTTATCAAACTTGTTCTAGTAAACATACTTATATTATAAGGTACGAAAGTTAGCAAAGTAAAGCACTATTAAGAACCCCGCATTCGTGCCATTGCTTTTGTTCTTTGATATATTGCACGACCGCACTTTGGATCTAAAAAGATCGTAGGGAGTAGATTGCCAAACCGATCTTTCGTTTGTACGTGTTTAGCGTCTTGCCAATCAGCTCCGCCTGTTGCTAATACTTTGCGTAATAATTTAGCTTTCTTCGCGTTCATAGTTTTTCTCCATACATTTTGACCATTCATCTCGTTGCACTTCTTCAGGATAAGCTGTATATAACCTATCCCGACATTCATCAAACTGTTTACGCCAAGCCGCAGGATCATATCGATCGTTCCACTCTTTAGTTTGCGGAACGTATGACGCACAGCCTGTAATTATAAATACTGTTAATAATCGATAGATCATAATTCGTCTGACATTATATTGTCAGGTAAATCTACATGCGGTAAATTGTTATAATCTTCGTATTCCATATCTAAAAAGAATCGCTCGTTTGTTTCTGGATTAGGTCCTGGAATTACAAACATAGCTCTAACTTCTATATCGTTATGATCTAAAGTGTAAGTAATCGGAAGTTTGACTTCTTCTAAGTCATAACCTAATTCAAGTAAAACTCCGTT